ATTTACACGAATGCAATTTGATCCGAAACTTGAAGACTTGCTGGGGGCATTGTTTCTTCCGCACGATAAGACAACAGATATAAGCAATCCAGGCAATCTCAATTACACAATCACCAAAATTATTAATGCGTGGTTGGGGCACACTCCCAATTATGCAAAGTACAATGAGGTGATTGGCGTCCTGGAATGTGCCAAACTGGAGTTGTATCGCAGAAAGGTTTCTCAATACGAAGACGATAAGTGTCGGGAGAACGGGGATGTCTACCCTAAGAAGTTTGAACGAAATCCTCCCGCATAATAAGGAAAATAATATTATGGGAATACTACCCGCGGACAACACATTGAAGCCGGTCATCTATGTTGCAGGTCGATATAGCGATGGCGGCACATTGAGCGAACAAAAACGATGGAGAAATCGCAACATCATGCGATACTTTTCCATCAAGTTTATGAAAAAGGGTTGGGCGGTTCTTTGCCCAATCGAGAATGATGAGTGGGCATACGAGGATGGTGTGATTACATACGAAGATACGCTTTCGTCAGACTTGGCGGTCATCAAGAAGTGCGATGCAATTTTCTTTTGCCCTGGATGGGAAAAGGGAAAGGGCACTCTTGTCGAACACCAATTCGCAGAGGATAACGATATTCCTATTCTTTATGATGTAATAATCTCTACGGAGTTATAAGTATATGGTGTCATCGTCAGTAGTTTGGTTTTTGGTCATTTGGTTCGTCGGTTCAATTCCCGCTGGAATTTTGTGTGGGAAGGTTTTAAAAAAGGCTAGCAGCAACTATGGCAAAGTTAGGTGATTTTTTAAAGTCGATCAATCAATCCAAAATCAATCTTATGGATAAAGACACCCTCACGGAGGGCGAGTATCTTCCGTTTGTGGTGAATCGAACTTTGTCTTATTTCTTGGATACGGTGTTATGTGCAAGTGAGATGAACACCAAATCACATGTAGATAACAAGTTGCAATATGATTTTCTTCTAAATACTATTAGGGCGAACAAAAGATTCTCCCGATGGTTGAAACCTGAAGAAAATAAAGACCTAGATGATATTAAAGAATATTATGGGTATAGCAATCAAAAGGCAAGAGAAGTTTTAGATATTTTCACAAGGAGTCAACTGTCATTAATACATGAACATCTAGATAAGGGTGGATTGAAAAATGACAGAAAGCAAAGAACTAAGAAAGGCAGTTCAACTTGACATTGGCGACCTAGTAGAGGTCGAGTTAGAAGAAGATGATGATTTCTTGAAGGTTCGCGAAACACTCACTAGAATAGGTGTGTCTAGCAGAAAAGAAAAAACTCTATTCCAGTCTTGTCATATTCTACACAAAAAGGGCAAGTATTACATTGTTCATTTCAAGGAGCTTTTTGCCTTAGATGGAAAGCCCACCAACATTAATGACAATGACCTTGCACGAAGGAATACGATTACCAATTTGTTGGCTGAATGGGGGTTGGTTTCTCTAACCGATTCCCAAAAAACAAATGAGCCAACAGTGTCTTTGAATCAGATTAAAATTATTTCCCATCGCGACAAAGGCGACTGGGATCTACAAGCGAAATATAATATAGGTAAACGAATAAATTGACATCGCAACGATACACTCATAATCCGCTAAAATTTTATAAGCTAATTCCTGAAGCACAAGCCCCTGTATTTGCGACTGAAGGTTCAGCTTGTTTTGATATTCATGCGTCGTTGATTGACGGTGAACTTCTTGGATTTTTCACAGCAGCGAATATCCCCCTCTTCAGAACTGTTATAAATAAAACCTTTCACATTGGTCCAGGAGACCGTGTTCTGGTTCCCACCAATCTAATATTTGATATTGCCGATGGTTGGTCAGTTCGCATTCATCCCCGCTCAGGAATATCATTAAAGCATGGGTTGGTTCTGGTTAATCAAGAAGGTATTATTGATAGTGATTATGTAGAGCCTGTGTTTATTCTATTGACCAATACAAGTAGCAAAGACTATATAATTAATAACGATGATAGAATTTGTCAGGGAGAAATGGTAATTTCTCCGCTTTATCATCTAGAAGAAATTAAAGAAAAGCCCGCACAAAAAACTGACCGAGAAGGTGGTTTTGGATCTACGGGCACTAAATAGATAGTGACATTATGATTACGTGATTACATTTACAATATAACACCGAGAGGGCGCCGAATATGCCGGGCCCACTCACAACCAAGCAACTTGCTTAATACAAGGAGATGCGATATGACACGCATTACTACGTCCACTTTTGACTCTGTTATCGACGAATTCCGTCGAGACCCCTTCAACGTCGGATTCGACAACCTGTTCGACCGGCTTGTTGATTTTCAGACCACAGTCAACCCTACCCAAAAGATGAGCTATCCTCATTACAATGTCACCAAGATCGGTGATGATGAGTTTGCCATTGAAATTGCCTTGGCTGGATTCTCAGAAGAGAATCTTTCTGTCACGGCCAAGGAAAATACCCTTGAGGTAAGGGGTGAAGTTCCTGAGAAGGATACTGAGACTGTTATTCATCGGGGAATTTCGACGCGCGCCTTTAACCGCCGATGGAATCTTGCAGATTCTATTGAGGTTACTGGAGCTGACTTCACGAATGGTCTTTTGACTGTTCATTTGAAGAACGTCATTCCAGAGGAGCAAAAGCCTCGGGTCATTTCCATTAACACAAACTCTCCTGCCCAAAAGGAATTTTTGGCAGAGAGTAAGTAAACAACGAAAAAGGAGGGCTTAACGGCCCTCCTTTTTTACTATATAATATATGTTTGTTAAACCAAAACGTGAAATTGACCGAGTATTTTTACATTGCTCTGCGTCTTCTAATCCAGATCATGGTAATGTTAATATGATTCGTGCATGGCATCATCGCCGGGGCTGGGATGATATTGGGTATCATTACTTTATTCCGTTTGGTGGCGAACTTCAGATTGGTCGTGATATAGAAAAAATTCCAGCAGCACAAAAGGGGCACAATACTGGAACGATTGCCATTTGTCTTCATGGGCTTTATAAACACAACTTTACATTAAATCAATATGAAACTTTGCAAAAATTATGTAAGCAAATTAATATTGAATATGAAGGTAAGGTAACTTTCCATGGGCATTGCGAAGTATCAAATAAATCTTGCCCTGTATTTGATTATAAATCTGTATTAGAATTAGATCCTTCTGGTTATATTATAGGGCTAGAACGAATAAAGGTTCTTGATATGTTTGATGTTGGCGTAGAAGTAATGAATCTACAAAAACGATTAAATGTGTTTCTGAAACAACATTTTGAAAATACTGAAGTGGGGCTTGATGTTGATGGTGTGTTTGGGCAAGATACAGCCCAAGCTGTTTTGATATTTCAGTTTGCCAATATAATCACACCCGATGGTGTGGCTGGACCAAAAACTTTATTATTACTTCCCACACTTAAATAGAGGATATTATGAACGAAATTAAAATTGTGAATTTGATAACAGGGGCGCCCATTATTGCAAAGGTGTCTGTTGAAGACGACTACTATGTTCTGGAAGATCCGTTTAATATATTGTATGTTCCCCCGAAGGAAGAAGGGGGTAGGCCAACATTTACTGTTTTTGATATGACGGTTCTTTCGTCGGAATCTGAAATCGAAGTGGCAACAAAACATGTTATGTACTGTAATACTCCAACTCCGGAAATTATAGAACAATATAATAACATGCTATTAAACCATCTTACTCCAATTGCGGATGACGATTGACAACCAGATACAAGACTGCTATACTACATACATGAAAAACTTTTATACAAATGTTCAGGTGTTGGGTGACAACATTCTCTTTCGCGGCGTGGTTGATGGTAAACGCTGTACCGAAAAAATTCCATATCAACCCACGGTTTTTGTTCCTACCGATACCTCATCCAAGTACAAGACTTTGGATGGCACACCTGTAGGTAGCATGAAGCCCGGTGGCATTAAGGAGACGCGAGACTTCTTTCGACAGTACAAGGAGGTCAGCAACTTTCCCATCTATGGTAATCGCAACTTCCACTATTGCTACATCAGTGATGAATATCGGGGTGATATTGGCTACGATAGGGACTTAATTTCGATTATCAATATCGACATTGAGACTGACACGACAGATGGATTCCCAGATCCTGAAATTGCTCAGAGCCCCGTGACTACGATTACATTGAAACATAATGAAATCTATTGGGTGTTTGGTTATGCCTGTGGTCGTGTAGATGCCAAATACAAACACGGTGAGTTCACCACAACGCGAAAAGATGTACGATACATCCGATGTGACGACGAAAAGGACATGCTTGTTAAGTTCGTTGGGCTATGGCGAGAAATTGATCCTGACATTGTAACTGGATGGAATGTTCAGTTCTATGATATTCCATATCTAGTGAATCGCCTTGCGCGCGTATACGACGCAAAGTATTCAAAGATGCTGAGCCCATGGCGACACATATCATCGCGAAAGGCCGTTATCTATGGTCGAGAACAGACTGCTCTGACACTTACAGGCATTTGCATTCTCGATTATATGGAGATGTATAAAAAGTTCACATACACACAGCAGGAGAGCTATAGGCTAGATCATATCGCTCATGTAGAGTTGGGCAAAAAGAAGTTAGATTACTCTGAGTTTGGTTCGATGAATGATTTCTATGAAATGAACTATCAGAAATATATCGAATATAATATTCAGGACGTTGCAATTGTTGATGATCTCGATGCCAAAATGGGATTCATCGACATGGTATTGGCTCTTGCGTATTCAGCAAAGGTCAACTTCAACGATACGTTTGCTCAAGTGCGAATGTGGGACACCATGATCTACAACCATCTGCGAGAAGACAACATTGTTGTTCCGGTAAATAAAGGTGAATCTAAGAATGAACAATACACTGGAGCTTATGTAAAGGACCCTCAGGTTGGTATGCATGAGTGGGTGGTGTCTTTCGATTTGAACTCATTGTATCCTCATTTAATTATGCAGTACAATATTTCACCTGAGACTCTGAATAGCTATATGCCGCAGGCAGTGAGCATCGAAGGGATGCTAGACAAGACATTCTCTACTGGCGATTACACTAAACACAATTGTACCATTGCACCCAATGGCGCTGCGTTCACTAAAACCCATAGAGGGTTTCTTCCCAAGATGATGGAAACACTATACAGTGAACGTAAGAAGTACAAGGGCATGATGATTGATGCCCAGAAGAAACTCCAAACATGCAAGCCTGATGATAAGAAAGCCATAGAAGATGAGATTGCTCGTTGCGATAATATTCAGCTCGCGCGCAAGGTACAGTTGAACTCTGCCTACGGAGCTATTGGGAATCAATATTTTCGTTACTATGACATTCGGCTTGCCGAAGCAGTAACAATGTCTGGTCAACTTTCGATTCGTTGGATCGAAAACAAGATGAATCAGTTTCTTAACAGCACACTAAAGACGGACAGCGTGGATTATGTTATTGCGAGCGACACAGATTCCATCTATGTGAATATGGGACCATTGATTAATGCAGTGGGTGTAGAAAGAATAGGAGCTGATGATGTTGTTGACTATTTAGATAAGGCTTGCCGAGAGCAGTTTCTTCCCTTCATTGATAAGTGTTATGACGAGTTGGCAGAATATGTAAATGCCTATGAGCAGAAGATGGTCATGGCAAGAGAAGTTATTGCAGACAAGGGATTGTGGACTGCAAAAAAGCGTTATATTCTTAACGTACATGATAGCGAGGGTGTGCGCTATGCAGAGCCCAAGCTAAAGATGATGGGTATTGAAGCAGTTAAATCAAGCACGCCAGGAGCCTGCCGGGAGAAGATTAGGCAAGCAATGTACATTATGATGAACGATACCGAAGAGGATATTATTCAATTCATCGAACAATTTCGGGAAGAGTTTGATACGTTACCTCCAGAAGATGTTGCGTTTCCTCGGGGCATTAATGGGCTTCAAAAATATAAGGGTATCAAAGACC